TATTGTCTACTTTAAATAGTTTAGTAGCACCACCAGCAAAGATAAATACATCATTGTCTAGTTTAGCAGCAAAGCAATTATTCAAGTCTTCTGAAGCTGCACCTGAAAATGTTACTGCTGACTTAAATGGACCATATCCTACAGCTAAAGGAATAACATTATTAGCTTCTGATACAGAGTCTAATATGCTAGGTTGGTCTGGTAACCAGTCTTTAAAAGCTATGCGTTGTACTGGCATATTAAGCCTTCATAATGTAGCAAAGTGCATAGTAAGGAGGTAAATTAGCATTTGTACCACTAGAACCTGTTGTAGAGTTTGCTACTGTAATACCTGTGGTTGCTGTGCCTGTATTGCCAGCTCCTACTTGTACGCCTGGATTAGCATTAACATTAGAACCAGATAGAACAGTAGAAGTATGAAAGTGTCCTGGGTCTGTAACTGTTGCAGTATGGGTATGAGATACGACAATAGCATCTGCACTACCACCTGTTGCACCTACAGCATAAGTAGATGTAGCACCTACTACAAAACGGTTACGTAAATCTGGTGTAGAACTTGAACCATCACATAATAACCATCCAGTAGGAATAGTTGCAGAAGAACCTGACCATAGCATAATCATGCCAGCTACAAATGTATTACCCCATGTAGGAGTATTGCTACCGCCTGCTGATACTAATATCTGACCAGAAGCACCTGCAGTTCCGTCTAGTCTAAATGCACCTGTAATGTCAACTTGACCTGAAGATACTAATGTTCCTGCAACAGTAAATGGGTCTCCACTTGTACCAGTTTGTTGGTCTTTTAGTAATGCCATTAAGCTACGAACAGCGTTGTTTAAGTTAGCTGGTGAACAACCTTCAGCAATATTGATATTAGTTATATCTGTATTATCTGCTGCTGTTGTGCTAAATTCTGAAATTTTGGTTTTTGCCATGTTTTATCCTTGTCTAAGCCATGTATCTGATGATGGTGAAATTGTTGTCCATGTGTCTGAACTTGCTGATGATGGTGTCCATGTATCTGAAGATGGTGTGACAGGTGTCCATCCTTCACCTTGTATAATTCCGTTTGCTGTAACTGTGGCTATAGGTGTAATAGATGCACTTGCACCTGCTACAATACCACCTAGACAATAGACACTAGCATTAGCGACTATTTGTCCATTACCACTTACTACATATCCGCCTAAACAAGATACAGTTGCATTTCCTGTAATACTTGCAGCATTTGTTCTAATTACTACATAATTGAGTTCTACTGAACCGTTAGCAGTAATACTTGCTGAACCATTAATTTCAAACGAGCCTAAAGCAGTTACAGTAGCATTACCTGTAATAGAACCTACAGCATTTCTTATGCGTAAGTAAACAGCACTTACATTAGCAGTTCCGTTTATAGAACCAGTATTTAATCTTATTCTTGTTGCACTACTTGTAACAGTAGCGTCTGCTGTAATAGCAGCACTAAATGGTTTTATCGCATTAGCATTAGCAGTAACAATTGCATTTGCATCTACTTGGGCAGAGGCTAATACTATGCCACCAATCTTGCCTAACGTGCTAAACGAGGTTTCAGCAAATGCACTTATACCAAACATTATTCACCCCAGTTTTGTGCGTTTAATACCTCTATAAGAGCTTCTACAGTAGTTGATGCTTGTATATCAGCTTCTAATCTATTTGACTCTGTGATGATTTGTGTGCGTTTTAGAGCTATATCTGAAGGGATATCTATACTTCTTTCAGCTTTACGAATAACATACCAGTCTGTAGCGTTAAGTAGTTTACCTGCTGTATCTTTAACTTGAGCTACAAATTGAGACTTTAAGCCTTTAGTAACCACTTGTTCTGTAGTATCAACCATAGATTCTGTAGCTTTGTCATAGACTTGTTTATAGAGTGGTGTGCCATCTTCTTTAGTTTCAAGTTTATCTTCAAGAGCTTTAGGTAAGTCTGTATCCCAGTAGAATCTTGTATCGACTGGTGCAGGGTCTGCTACCCATATAATACCAATAGCTAGCTTCTGTTCTTCTGTAGCTTGGTTAAGCCATTGTGGTGGGTATTGTGTGCCATTAGCATCATAAAAGGATGTTCCCTCTGCTAATCTATTTCCGTTTAGTAAAAACATTTGTTACTCCTGTTATCTTGCGTTAGCGTTTTTAAATGGGTTTTCTGCAAAAGCTGCGTAGATGTATGTTCCTGTTGAAGTGTTTGGATAAGTTGCATTTCTACATTTAAACCCGTTAGATAAAAGGTCTATATGCTGAACACTATCTTCAGCAGCACTAGAATTTGGATACAATACATCATTGTCGTCATTATATCCATTTCTTGATGAGTCATATACATTCCAAAAACCATTGGTAGAACTATCTGTTCTTTTTACAAGTATATATTTAGGTCTAAACCCTGTATATACAAAAGGTCCATCAGCACTACCATTACCTGTGTAAGAACCAAACTTACTAAACCCTGCTATTTCTGCCCAGCAATAGGCTACATAAGTTACAGCAGAAGTATTTACACCGCTAGCAGTTCCAACACTAAATACAGTAGAAGTTGGAGCTGTGCTATTCCACATAGTAGGTTGTGAATCTTGTGCGTCTGTTGCATTTAAACGAATGCGATAAGCAGCACTTGTTAAAGAAGAACTATACACTTGCCAATTTTCCGCAGCAGCACTTCTAGCTTTAACTATAACCCATTTAGGTGCAACACCTAAACCATGCGTTACTGTTCCGTTAGAACCTGAACCTGTATAAGTTACAATACTAAATCCAGCAGTTGCATTTACAGATTGAGTTACGCTTGTAATACCACCTGTTCCTGTTCCTGTAGTTGTTGAGCCTTGACCAGCTTGCCATTGCCAAGCAACATAAGTTTGCCCTGATAAATTTACATACGCTTGAGAACCATTAGATACTACTGTAAATCCATTTGAGTTAAATGCTGTAAATTCTGATGGAGAACCAGTAGTTTCTGCGCCAGTCGTGTTTGTTCGTAAGTTTATATTTACACCACGAACAGCATCATAAACCATGTGGTCATACGCACTAGCCCTACCTTTAATCCATACTAAATCAGGTTTAAAAGCACTAGCATTTACTACTGATTGTGTAGAGCTATTACCTGTATATAGCGTTGCATCCATCACAGTATTACCTTTTTTGATAGTGCTATCAGGTAGGTTATATGTGTTTAGTCTTACAAAGCCTGTAGGAGGTGTGTAAGAGAATGAGCGTTGTCCAAAATTAATAGCATAAGAAGGAACAGATGAAGCACCACCAAAAGCAGGATAATATGAATAACCTGATGTAACTGTAAAAGCTAAGCCTTGACTTGTGCCATTTTTATAAAATGTAAGTTGCCCTGTACCTGCGTCAAAAGCAACACCAATTACATCACCATTAGTCCATGATGCTCCGTAAGCAGAACCTCCAGCAGCATTTCCTTTTCGACCACCATCTAAATATGTATACCCCAAAGCACCTTGACTAGGGTAATAAGCTCCAGAAATATTAACTGTGTCAGCAATAATACCAATCATCGCATCATCTGATGTAGTAGAGTTAGTTTTGGTAACTTCCCAATACCATTTTCCAGACGGCATAGACATGGTTGCAGTTGCTGTTCGCCATTGTCCACTAACACCAAGACTTAATGCTAAATTTGCTTGTGAAAATGTAATGTTACCACTAGCAGAATTATTAATTGGGTTTCCTACACAATAATTAGCCACAGTCGCACTTGTTAGCGTAGGACTGTCTATCATAGCATCATAGGTTGTGCCAGCAGTTACAGATATGTTATTAGTTGTCCAATAGTTAGCATTCCCACTAAAGTCTTTACCTAGACCTGCGTTAGAACCTGATGTAGTAGCTATGTCAGAGAATTTAAGGTAGAAACCATTAGTGCCATAAGTGCCTGTGTAGGCTTTAGGTTTCCATGAACCTGTAGTTGTATCTGTTTCACCAAATGATGATGGTGTTAAGGCTTGTCCGTCTATAAAGTTTACATCTGCTAAATAACAATCTAAATAAGGACTAAAGCCAGCAATATTATGCACAACTGCTGTGTTAAATGTTGTGTCATAATTTTGTGCTGGATATGTTGCTGATTGAAATGCAGTAATTTGAGAACCATTTACATAAATTCTCATTCTGTTTGAAGCGGTTGCATTTGCAGTATCACATACAAATACTAAATGATACCAAGCTGATGGGTCTCTAAATAATTGACTTGTTCTTATGTCACCATTAGAACCATTGTTAAAATAAAATTGAAGGTCATTTGTTGAAAGAAAACGAACAACATCACCAGTTGTGCTAGATGCGCCAAATAAATACATTGTAGCACCTAAAGTTCCTCTTTTAATCCATCCACTCCATGTCCAAGCTCTTCTATTTCCAGCACTTGCAGGAGTTCTTGATAGATAGCCACTTGCACTACTTCTAAAGCGAAGTGAGTTATTGACATCATATCCACCACTAGAGATGGCATTACTATTGTTTAAAATAGCCATTAAGCCATTGCTCCACCAGTAGTTACATATACATTAGTGCCATTAGAAAAGTATGACAATAAGTATGTTCCTGCTGCTGATACTGTAGTTAAGAATGATGTATTTACTTTAGTAGTTGCTGCTGCTGTGACTGCATGACCACCAGTATTAATTAAGAGAACATAGCCTGACTGACCTGCTGTGATATTAGTAAAGGTAAGTGCAAATGTTCCTGAAGGTGTGCATGAGAAGTTATTAGTCACGTTCATGTCAAATGAACCATCATTATCTGTAGTGACTGTACCACGCTGTGATGCTGTGAATGTAGCTGCTGTGCCTGGTGCTGCGTAATCTGTACCAGCAGAAGCCGCAGTAATTCCAGTAGAGCCATCACCTTTTTGAAGTGCTGTACTAGAAGTTAAGCCAATAATAGTATCGCCTGACTGTAGTTCTTGTATTGTTGTGCCATTAAGCACTAATCCATAACGAGTTGCCATAATTTTCCTTAACTTACTGTAACATTAATTGTTGAGCCACTTCTATTTAATACAGGTAAAAATCCATTAGCTAAAGCAACGTCAGCAGTAGTTGTATCTCTTTTTGTGACTACCATTTTAGTAGGTAAATTACCTAAATAAATTGCTTTTTCAGCAGGGTAAGTAACAAATACATCTTTTGTACCTGCACTAAAATTAACTGCACTTCCACTATTGCTAGACTCTAGTATAGTGTCACGAGATAAAGTAGTGCCTGATAGTGTGTATGTTCCTATACCTACTTCCCATTCATTTGTATTAGCTAACTGTATCGTATAGAACGTAGTATTAGTATCACCAATAACAGAGAATGATTGAAAGCCTGTAGCAGCACCACCTAATGTAATTGTGCCTGTGCCTGTGGTCGTAGTGGTTTCTCTTACC